GCTTTCATACCAACGTTATATGGTGGTACTCTACCTACAGATGTATATTGTTCAGATGTTATATCAATTAGATTACCATTCATATCTACTGCCCACCAATGCCAGATACCTTCATCATCAAGACCTCTCCAAAGACGTATTATTTTACTACCAAATACCTTCTGAAGGCAAGCCGAGGATGTATGGCAATGACCAAACATTGGATTTATACCGTTTCTTTCAATCCATTTTTTAGGTAATAAGTCTGGTGTTAGATTGTTTTTGATTGATGATATGACCAGTTTCAAATTATCTTCATTATAATACATCAATGCAACCTATTCTTTTTAGATTCACGAAGAGCATTTAACATTTCTTGCATGTTTTTCACATCTCCATCATCTTCTTCTTCGGTGTTTAATTTCTCTTCAAGTTCTTTAGCTTCAATTTTTTCTATAACTCCGTTATAATATTCAACAAATGATTGTTTTGGTTCAATAACAGTAATTATATCGTCATAATTAATTGTAACAAAGTTATCTTCAACAATTTCTAATGGCAACCATGGTAAAATAAACAACATTGATTGGCCAAAAGATTGATTTCTACGAACAAATACCTTCATGGGATTTTCCACACTTACACACCCATGCTCATCATCCATTAAGCAACAACCTATAATGTCTTCACCTGTATTTAATCGGAGTATTTTTATTTGGACTTCGGCTTGTTCGGTCATGGCTTAAACTCTATATTGTAAAATTTGTAATTGAACTTTTCACCATCATAAATCTTCACTCTCTCCAAAAAATGCTTTAATGTATAATTGGCGTGTTTACCGGATCTAAAGTCATCAACAATATCAAAGAGTGTGGCTTCTTGTTTGTTTTCACCTAGACGAAGCACACGGCCTATTGATTGAAGATTACGAATCCTAGATTTAGATGGTGATCCGAAGATAATATTATGGAGATTCCGTATGTTGACACCAGTGCTATAAACACCATAAGAAGCCACAATAATAGCGTTAGATTCTTTTTCAGTGATTGCACGAACAGATTCACGGGCTTCAATATCGGACTCACCAAATACAAAAAACACATGTCGGTTTTTGGCATGCTCTTGAATAAGTTGGAATAATTTTTTACCATGTCTCTCCACAAGTTGGAAAAGAATCAGTGTATTACCTTCTAGTGATAATACCAGATTCTTAATAAAATCATTACGTCTTGAATTAGACACAATGTAATCTAACTCTGTCTGATAGTCCCATTTTTTACTCTCTTTACATATGGGTTCTGGGTATTTCAGTACCAAACATTTAATCTTAAACTCGGCCAGTTGTTTCTTTTCAATTAGTTCAGATGTTGATGTTGATTGATATACTGGACCAAATAATCCTTCAAGCACAAGGCGATGAGTTTGCGTACCATCTAATGTGCCTGTACAACCTATACGGTATTTAGAATTGATACAACCAGTCATTATTGTGGCTAAAGATTTGGCCTTGAATGAATGTGCCTCATCTCCAATGACAAAATCAAACTGTTCAAAGTATTCGTTTGGTTGTGTGTAAATGGATTGCCATGTGGAAATAAACAAAAACTTTTTAGCTTGTTTGTCACGGCCTTGGTGTATGGTGTGACAATTCTCCAATGAATCATAACCATACGATTCAAAGTCTTTATACATTTGTGCCACAAGAGATATGTTAGGTACAATTAAAAGTCCACGTTTAAGACCAATCTCTTGAAAATAACGTATAATAAGATAAATGATAAGTGATTTACCAGATGCCGTTGGAGAAAGCAATAACATACGGCGATTTCTTATGGCATGTACAAACGATTTGATTTGATATTCACGAGCTTCAAAGGGTAAACTGAGTGACCCTATAAACTCCGTGGCTTCTTTTAGAGCAAACTCATCGGTGACATTTAAGTTATCATCTATGTCTAAACTGTAACTACGTTCGGCCGCAAACTTTTCAATATAAGGCAGAAGACCTCGGTAAATGGTAAATGTGCGTAGGTCTGCCAGGCGTATCTTACCATCCCAGACACGAGATTTATATTGTGGAGTAAACTGATAACCTGGAACAAAAAATGTAAAGTATTCTGAAAGTTCTTGTGCTAAACTTCTTTCACATTCAAACTTAATGTATACTTCATTTAATGATTTAAGAACTAAATCAGACACCTTGTATAAATTTTTCCCAATCAATAAAAGACCTTAACTGATATGTACGAGAGTTAAGTTCTTTAAGTATAGAATTACAAACATCAACAATTTCTTCATGCAACATTTTTTGAGCCAGGTAACGATTCATATCTTCATCGGCTTCCATATATGTAGTAATGTCGGATTTAAGTATATATGGAAATGGTTCCCAGCCATGTTTCTTAAGCGCTTCATCATCCATTTTACCAGTATAGTATTCCCACTTAATCTTTTTCATTCGGTTATATTTGAACTCACATTCACGGATGAGTAGACGATGGTTTGAAAGTATGTTAAGATACTTACTATGAAGTTTGGGAATGTCGAGTAGAGCCTTACCTGGTTCAGTACGGTCTATTTCAGAATCTTTAGACCACATGGCCAACAAATCATCAAGCTTACTCATTTCAAATCCTCCTATGCGGAGAGTATATCACATTTTTTATTCAGGAACAACCAGGTCGTATAAAGAATACCTAAAAGTGGCGTCTGAGGTAATAATACTATCAGGACTATCGGTAGAAGACATGACAAAAGAACCTATAGAAATTGGGAAAACATCGTAAAACTTAAACTCAAGTATAGGGTTATTTGCCGATGAAAGTAAAACCAAAGTGGCATCAGAGTATTGCGGTTGTTTTTGAGCATATGGGTTCAAATTGGATAATGAACGATACTCGGCATATGAATACGGGAAAGTCATTGCACGAATCCAATCATGTATTTCTCTCCATGATTCCAGTTTTTCATCAACCATAAAAGTAATATTTAATACATCATAAACTGGTTTCTCACCTGGGACATACAGTTCAACAAATGGATTGGTCTGTGGTACTTCAGTTGTCGCAATACCAGGCACGGTTACAGTCTGACAAAAATAACGAAGTGCTGGTGCCCGTGTAAAGTTCAATATAAACTTATTGGGCTGTAGAAAATTAGGATTGGCTGGGTTTCGTGTGAAGGCTGTCATAATAGTATTTATATAAAAAAAGAGGGACATTTCTGTCCCTCTCTAAACACCCTCTTAGTGGGGTTTAATTACATCAGATTTGAAATCTTGAAAGCTCTGTAATATACGTTAGCAAGGTTGGTTAGAGCACCAACACCTTGTGCAGTACCTTCAGCGAATGGGTTAGCAACAAGACCGTAACGAGTCTTGAAGCCAATCTTTGGCTGGAATGTACCAGTATCTACAGCACGAACCATTTGTAATGGAACGTATGGGCAGTAGAAGATACCAGCGTCATAAGCGTTAGAACCCTTATAACCTACAACAGCAAACTCAGATGTTGAACCCGCTGGGAAATATGGATCAATGTAAACCTTAATACGGCCAAACATTGTACCAGCAAATGTATTACCTGTATCATCAACTGTTAAATTGACTTGAGACTGAAGTGCTGAGTTGTAGTCAAGAAGACCAGCCATCGCAAGAGCAGATGCAACATCTGACGAGCAAAGCATGATATTACCTTTACCACGACGAGTTTGTTTAGCGATTGTATTCGCTTCACGCTCAATTTGGAAAGCAAGACCCTTAACTTTTTCAACCATCCAACGACCATTAGAGTCTGTGTCTAAATTAAATGTACCGGCAGTTGTTGTACCGACTTGAGCACCTGTCTTAGCAACAGCATAGACTGTACGAATAACTTCACGGTTAATTTCAGCAAGAATCTCAGAAGAAAGAATGTTGCTCAATTCTGTTTCAGCATCAAGACCATGAACAGCCTTAAGATCCTGTGCGAGTTCAAGAGAATATTCTGCCTTTAGAGCACGAGTCTTAGCAGTAACAGTAACTTTCTCAATTGAGAATGCCATTTCTTGGAAGGTGTTAGCAGCTTGGCCATCACCAAGAGCTTCAGCACGTGCTGTTGACATAGCAGCAACACCAGCACCGTTTGCAACGAATGTGTTAGCAGCTGCAGCACCAACAGCAAGAGTTGTTTGAGCAGTGCCTAGACCAGAGAAACCAGTGTTGGCCTCATCGTAGAAAGCTTCTGTACCAGCTTGAGTGCTGTAACGGCTACGCATTGCAAAGATAAGA